CTATGCAGGGCCTAATCTGCAATCGTCGAGGTACTTGCCCACATCACGCACGTCTGCAATTACGTGCTTCCCCGATTTACGTGTGGGGATAGGAAAGGTGCCGGCACTCATCTTGTTGCGGGCCGTCCCCACCGATATGTCGATCTCGGCGCAGATCTCCTCCAGGCGCAGGAACATGCGGTCATACTTGAGCGCCAGGAACATCGAAGCTTTCATTGCGCGTTCTCCTTCTCGAGAGCGGTGGACAGGAAATCCTTGGCCATGCTCAGTACTGCCTTGCGCGCGGACTCGCGCAATAGCTCTTGATCGATAGCACCCCGCTGCTGCAGGTCGACCATTGCGTGCAAGAGTGTGGACATCGGGGAATAGTGGTGCAGTGTCCTCAAGATCTCGCCGGCGGCCTTTAGTTCGCTTACAAGGCTCGCTACCACGCTATGCGCTGGAACGTGCCTCGCTGGCGCCACGGTGGTCGTATGGTTGTTAAATGCGTTCATGTTGCTTAGTCCCGGTCGTTGGCGGCAAGGGATTTAAAGTCGGTGCTCGGGGTGTGTCGCACTGGGTGCTTCTTAGCGTACGAGCGCAATGCCCGCCCGAGTGCGGGGTCGTCCAGAGCGGCGTCCAGTGGCTTCGTAATCCGCAGCGTGTGGTGAGCGGCGACAAGTGCCAAGCGATCGGGCGCAACCGGCGTAACGGTGATGCCGCAGGGCGTATCGCCTGTGCGTGCAACCGCTGCATCGGCGGCGCTCGCCGCGTCAATGGCTCTCGTTTGGAATGTCAAAACGCCGGCGGCAGTGCGGACCTTCACATTAAACTCATTCACCAGGTGGCCGTGGATGGCAACGGCGTTTCGAAGATCATCCGCTGTGTCGCCACGCATGCCTGCAAAGCCGGCTTGCGTAAGCAATTCCGTGGCATTTGCAGCAGCCGCATACAGCAATTTCATGCTGGACATCAGCGCCGCGGCATGATCGCCAAGTGCTCCCTCTGCCAGCGTCATGGTCGGGGCGTGTGCGATCATTTGGCCCCCATGTTTTCAACTAAACATACAGACGTCTGCACACGCTGAATTGGTTTGTTGAGATTTCGTGCTGCGATGTAAGCGTGACCTTTGAGGCCGGAGAGCGCAGTGGCTGAGTTCTCTGATTGTTGCGACGAGAGATAGCGTACGTGAATCGAGCGGCCTTCTTCGACGCCTGCAAAGAATGCGTCGGCTGCGGCTGTTCCAGGTAGGTAAAGGCACGCCAGCGGCTTCCCAATAAGCTGCTGAAGTAAAAGTGCGCGAGCCCCATTCACGTACTCGACGCTCCGCTCTAGGCGCTTCAAGGATGGCGCGAACGCCTCCTCGATAAGTTGGTTGATTAATTGTCCTGGGGTGGTTTTGGCCACGTTTGTGGCCGAGAGAGATGCATTGATCACCTGTTTCTCCGACGTAGTTAACCTTCGATGGAGAAACTTTACCCAAAAGATAAACTTCACGCAAGAAATTTTACCAAAAAGATTAATTTTGGCGGCGTGCGTGATCGTTGTTATCTGTCCAAATTTCTGGGGTTCGGGTGGGCGGCGAGATTGAAATGTTGCGCATCAGGGGCCCGACTAGAAGTTGTCGCCTTCGCGACGAACTACACGCCCAACGATGATGCAACGATTGCCTTGGCACGCGCGCCTAAAGTATTTGCGTTGGTCCGGGTTGTCCGACATGAGCCACCACTGGCCAGCGTCCCTCGAAAGGCGCTTGACGACAGCTTCGCCTTCGTAATTGACCGCATAGACGCCATTGTCGATTAGTCTTTTATCAGCGAGATTGATGACGACTGTGTCATCCTCATAGAAGGTCGGCTCCATGCTTTCCCCTCGTACCTCGATTGCAATCAGGTCCTTCGGGTTAAAACCCTTGCGTTCGATCCATGCGCGAGAAATGCCTAGTGTGCCGCCGTCACGCAAATCGGGCTCGGTCTCGAAACCGGTTACGCCTGCTTGAAGCTTCAATGTCACTTTTGGTATTGGCTGGAGATGTGGCGAATTGTCATCCTCCACACTTACTGGGCGCGCGCCGGGAAAGAGCGACGCATGCGAATCGTCGGCCGCTTTTAGCGTGGCTGCTGGCTGGGCAGTTGTCGCAGGAGGCTGTTGCCCAATGTCCAGTGAGCCCTCGACCAGGTCAAAGGCGTTCTCAATTCGAGTGGCGATGATGTTGCCGATATTCTTTGTTGGGTTCTTTCCAATGATCTGGCTGACCTGGGAATTTTCCATTCCGGTCCTGCGGGCGAATTCTGCCAGCCCGCCGGCGTCTTCCGCGAGTTTGCGCGCGTTCTCGCGCCGTATGTCTTCTCTCTTCATTGGTCCCATGCCCCGGATGATCAACGGTTTTACCGAAAAGATAAATGACCAAAAAGATAAACAATGCTTGCGGTAAGTTTATCTTTTGGGTAAAGTTTGCCTATGGACATGAAAACCTTCCTTAGGCAAGCAACCCCGGCAGAGCGCGAATCATTGGCAAACGCCGTCGGCTCATCTGTGGGCTACCTCTACTTGATTGGCGGCGGACATCGTCGGCCTGGACCTAAATTGTGCAGGGCGCTCACGCTTGCTGAATCGAAGCTGACTCTCCACGAACTTAGGCCGGACATCTGGTTGCCCCAGGCGAATTCCCACGAGATGTAACCCGCCATTTCCTCGCTCCCGTACTTGGCACGTTGCTTGATCGATGCGAGTCAAGAAGGCGCAGGGGAATAGTAGATCAAAGTTTTGTTATCTGAAACCCAAGAACTAAAGGACGATACTGTGGAGTTGTTAGCTGCATACCAAGAAATGATCAAGGTTCACGGCTGGGCCGGAACTGCTGCAACCTTGGGCCTGACGAAGTCGGCTCTTGAGCAACGGGTGTATGAAGTGAAGGGTAGCGGCATGCGCGTCGATACTGCGTTGTTGATTCAGCGCTATGCCAGCACGACCCATTTTGCTCAAGCTGTTGCGTACGCCAGCGGCGGTGTGTTCTATGAACTGCCACAAGTGGGCGACCTGTCCGATGAAGAAATTCAGGACAAGATCCTGGAATTGAACATCGAGCTTGGAGAACTCTCGCAGGCCTTGAAAAAGGCGAAGGCCGATAACGTCATCGACGACAAGGAGTGCGCACAGTTGCAAGAAATCGGGCAGCGCATGCACAAGAGTCTCCGCGAACTGAATGCGCTGATCATTTTGCAGCATCATCCGATGCGCAATCCAGCGATGTTCGTTGGCGAGGTGGCAAATGGCTAAGCACAATCTGCCACGACGTGGTACGCACGCGGCCAATGCGCTGGTGACACTGTTCGCTGCAGGCACGTCGCTCCCGGCCGCCACCCTTGCCACGCGCGCCGGGTGGACCCGCAGCTTCGTCCAGTTTGAGGAAGATGTGGTCGGCACATTGTGCGTCGCAGGCCTCGCGCGCATCGGTCATAAAGGCGTTGAGATCACTAAGGCTGGCCAGCGATTTGTGGAGCGCGACACGCCGGCCGAGCCAACGTGTCAAGGCATTCCAGCGGCACCGCGTACTACCATTGTAGGACGCCCACAGCGTAGTCGCAGCCCTATGGTGCTGCGTGACGGGGCGCTTGACTACCGCAACTTCCCTTCGCGCTTTGGCGATACCTACGTGCCATTCGGTGAGAAGGCCGACGCGTGACGCTTGACGATTTTTCCGTAGTCGGGCGCGTAGCGCTCGACTCTATTCAATCGCTTCTCCATGAGTGGTTTCCGAGCGGCGTCAAGGAGGGGCACGAGTACTGCATCGGATCGCGAGCTGGCGAGGCCGGGCAGTCTCTGCGTATTCGCCTTTCCGGTGACAAGGCCGGCGTTTGGTCAGACTTCTCCGACGGCGCCGCCGGCGGCGACCTGATCTCCCTTTACGCATTTATTCACGATTTGAAACCTGGGCAAGCCTGCAAAGCGCTCGCCGAGCGTTTCTCCATCGCTCTTTCCGAAGGCGGTGGCCTGCACAAGGGGCAATCGAAGCCATTGGCTAAGCCGGTGCAACCACGACCTAATCCCGCGCCTGCGCAAGCGGGCAAAGGGGTAGAAGTACCTGCTGAAGAAAAAAAACGGACGCCGTGGACCCCACTTCTGCCTGTTCCCGATAACGCCGGACCGTATCCGAAGGCGCACGTTGTACGTGGGCGGCCTGAAGCCACCTGGGAGTACCGCAATGCCGAAGGGAAGTTGCTGGGCGTGGTGTTCCGCTTCCTGCGTTCCGATGGCAAAGGCAAAGAGGTACTCCCGTGCGTGTTCGCACAGCGGGCAGACACCGGTGCGCGCGAATGGCGGTGGCTGGCATTCCCTGAACCACGTCCACTCTACCAGCGCGGTCCGCATCGCCCCGACGAGCCTATGCTCATTGTGGAAGGGGAGAAATGCGTTGATCGCGCCGTGGCGATGCCTGCGGTGCAGGAAGCCTTCGAAGTCATTTCGTGGTCCGGCGGTGGCAAGGCGGTCAAGAAGTCAGATTGGTCGCAGATCCGTAACCGCGATGTGATCCTTTGGCCTGATGCAGATGCGAAGCGGTATAAGGAAGGGCACGAACGCGCGGGGCAGCTCATGCCGGAGCATGAACAGCCGGGCGTCAGCGCAATGCTCAAGATTGCTGAAATTCTCAGCGCCCAAGGCTGCAGCGTTTTCATGGTCGACATACCACCACCTGGCGAATTGTCGGATGGCTGGGATATCGCAGACCTGATCGACGGTGGCGCGACCGAGGAAGAGGTGATCGCCTGGACGACCAAGCTGCGCCCGATATTAGCGGGCGCGCCAGAGATCCAGCCGACTGCAACGGCCCCCGTGCAAGACGCCGTGCCGGCATGGGTCAACGAGCAGATGTCGGAACACTTCGAATCGGCTTCCCCCCCAATGCCGGCTGGCGCGGGCGACGAGCCACAAGGCTCCCTGCGGGGCCAACTGATCGCAACCGCGAACGGTGGCGTGAAGGGATGCCGCGAAAACGTGTACCTGGTCATGCAACACGACAAAGAGCTTCGCGGCATGGTCGCGCTTGACCTGTTTTCCGGCCTGCAGGTGAAGCGCCGCAAGGCCCCGTGGGCAACCACGCCGGGAGAATGGACCGAATCTGATGACTTCCTCCTGGGGATGTACACCGCGAAGAAATATGGCCTCGTCGTGGCCGCGCGCGGCGATATCGAAAGCGGTGTGGCACAGGCCGCACGCGAGTTCGCCTTCGATCCGGTGGTGGATTATCTTGACCGGTGCGCGGCGGCCTGGGATGGCCAGCAGCGCGTCGCAACCGCGTTGACTCGCTACTGGAGTGCTGACGATTCTGAATACATGCGGCTGGTCTCGACCATGTTTTTCATCGGTGTGGTGATGCGCGGCTATAAGCCGGGCGTGAAGAACGACCACGCGCCCGTGTTTGAGGGCGGGCAGGGGCAGGGCAAGTCCACGGCCTTGAAGGTACTGGGCGGCGACTGGTTCGCCGACACGCCTTTCAGGATGGGCGAGAAGGACGGTTATCTGTCGATTCAGGGCGTGCTGCTGTATGAGGTGGCGGAACTTGAGCAGTTCAATCGCTCCGAAGTCACGGCCATCAAGGCGTTCATGTCCAGCACAGTGGATCGCTTCCGGGAGCCGTATGGGCGCCGCATGAAGAACGTGTTGCGTCGATGCGCCTTTGCGGCGACCACCAACGAAGACGCGTACTTCAAGGACTCCACCGGCAACCGGCGGTTCTGGCCGGTGAACACCGGGAAGATTGATATCGAGGCGCTCAAGGCGGATCGGGATCAGCTTTTCGGCGAGGCCATTGCCATGATGCGCTCTGGTGTTCAGTGGTGGCCAACACCCGACCAGCAACGACGCCTGATCGATCCGGTGCAGGACGACAGGGAGATTCCTGATCCGTGGCGTGGTCGCCTCTACGAATACGTGGAAGGAAAGGACTCCGATGGTAAGCCGACGCTCTCGGGCAAGCTCAAGCGCGTTACAGCGCGAGAGCTGCTCACGAAGGCGCTGCACTTCGAAATGTCCAAGCTTGGGCCGGCCAGGGCCGAGATGATGCGCGTGGGCGCCATCATGCGCAAGTTCGGTTGGCTAAAGAAACGCGAGCCGAGCGGCGCGCGCGAGTGGTATTACGAACGCCCCGAGGCGGAAGCGGAGCAAGGGGTAGGCAGCCATGGAGGTGCGCAATGAGCGCGCTCGTGGCTATTCAGAAGCGCGGCGTTGTGCCGGCGTCTCACCAGGGATCGTGGGCGGTACAACCGCGTGCGGAAAAGGTGACGTCGTTGGTGAACGGCATCGGTGCTTCCGTCCATTGTGGACAATCCGTCCAACCTGCGAATTTCGAGGTTAGACGGCTGGAACCCGCATGGATACGGGCTTCGTCTAACCGTCCAACCTCGCCAACCGACACGCGCACGCATGTGCGCGCCACGCGTATACGTGCGCGACGAGTGGGCAAGGTGGAAATCCGCATTGGCAAACATCGAAAACAAGTTAGACGGGTTAGGAGGTTAGACAGACCTAGCATTCATGCGGGTTTCAGCCGTCTAACCTTATGGACCAACCTTTTTAAGGTTAGACGGAATTGAAGGAACGGCGGCAATATTTGGTGGGCTGGCGGTGGGCGAAAAGCGGGCAAAGAGCGAAAGGTATCGAATGGGCATAGAGATTGAAGTGAATGGCGTGGTGTACATGGAGGAAGCAGGTCCGATGACCACGCGCCGTGTGAACGCGAGTGACATCGTAGTTCCTGTAGCTGCACGAATTGAGACAAAGGCGTTGGATTACTGCCTGGATGTGTGGATGCGCTGGCAGCGGCGTGACGATACGCGCCTGGGCTGGCGTGGACGCAGTGCGATGCTCCAAAGCGACTACGACGATGACGTCGAAGGCGATTCGGAAGAACTGTACGAAGACATGGACACGCGGGTGGCAGAGGCAGTCGAGGCCATGATGGTCAGTCTGCCTCGTCATCTTGACTGGGCGATTCGTCGGCGCTGCAATATCGCGACGGTATGGCGCTTTCCATCACTCGATTTTACGAACGTGCTGGGCGAAGCCGAAGGCGCGCTGGAGACATTGTTGCGAAAGAATGTTGCAACGCGCGTTTTCTTTGATTAGAATTCGCCTCGGGGCAAGTCACGCCCATACAAAACGAACCTCGCTTATGCGGGGTTTTTTTTCGCCCGGAGATTCGATGGCAGTCCAGTTCAATGTGCGTGGCGGTATGGACAAGATCATTGCGGACATCCAGGGCAAGAAGTCGGGCGTGGTTGAGAAGGCCATACCACGCGCCCTTAACCGTGTGGGCGCTATGGCTATCACGCAGGCATCGCGTGAACTGCGCAGTGAGGGGTACAACTTCGGCGCATCGGAGATCAAGGCCGCCATGTACCAGCGCAAGGCATCGCCGTCCAACTTGGTGACGACCATCAAGGTCCGGCGCAAAACAAAGAGCCTGATGGAGTTCAGTCCCCGCGAGAGCAAGGCCGGCGTGACGGTTCGCATTCATGGCCAGGCCAAGCTGATCAAGGGCGCATTCATCGCCCAGCGCCTCAACGGGAGGGCGGGCGTGTTCATTGAAGATAAGGCGGCCGGGAAGATTATCTTGCGCCGGCAGAAGCAGTACAAGCGTGGCAGCCGTGGTGGCTGGCATAGCCTGCCTGCTCGCAAGCTGTACGGCCCAAGCGTGGGCGGCGTGTACGCGAACGATAAGGTGCAGCAGGTCATGCGCCGGTTCATCACCGAGAAGTTCGCGGAACGCCTGAAGCACGAGATCAAAAACCTCTCCCGATAAATTTCCCGGGTCCTTCCTGGCGTTGGGAACACGCGGGTGCCATGACCCCGAATTCTCTCTAGTTTTGAACAACCCAAGGGGGCTATAGAAATGGCACTGACCCAGACGGAGATCGCATCGCATCTCGACCTTTCGCAAGCAGAGGTAAGCAAGTTCTTGCATGCAGTCGGCATCGACTGGAAGGAGTCCTCACTTGATCATATCCGAATCCAGTACATCCGCAGACTGCGCGGTAACGCCGCCGGCCATAAGACCGATGACGGCGCCGACCTGGTGCACGAGCGCGTGTTGACGGAGCGGGTTGACCGGGAGTTGAAGCTGTACACCCTCGCCGAAAAGAAGAAGTCGCTCGTCAACGTCGAGCAACTTGAGGGCGAGCTGCAGCAAATGGTCGGTGCTTTCAAGGTCGAATTGCTGGGGCGCGATGACAAACTAAAGGCTGAACTCGATGCCGCGCATGGCATCGACGTTGACGTGGGCCTGCTAAACGAACACACCTATGCTGCCCTCTCTCACCTCGCTCGATACGACGCAGGCGAACCGCCTGCTGGTGTCGCGCCTGGCGCAGACGCTGCGGCCGCCGGAACGAATCGGACTGACTGAATGGTCCCGTAAATACCGGCGCTTGTCCGCCAAGGCGTCCGCAATGCCAGGTCGATACGACCCGGACAAGACGCCATGGATCAAGTTCATGCATCAAGCCCTGGATGACCCACGGGTCAAAAAGCTGGTTGCCATGAAGTCGGCGCAGATCGCGTGGACGGACGGCGTGCTACTGAACTACATCGGCAAGAAAATCGATGTAGACCCGACGCCGATGATCGTGATGTTCGCCAAGGAGAAGGCGGCGAAAGAGTTCAACGTGGAGAAGTTCGGCCCGATGGTCGAGGTTACACCGCAGGTTTCGGCGAAGCTGCAGATCACCAAGGAAAGCACCTGGGATAACAAGGCTTTCCCCGGCGGCTTTCTCAAGCTGGTTGGTTCGAACTCGCCCAGCTCGGTCAAGTCCACGCCGGCGCCGGTTGTCGCTATTGAAGAGCCGGACGACTGTAACGACAACGTTCGCGACCAGGGCGACACGATCACCCTGCTGGAGGAGCGGGTTAAAACGTTCGCTCGAAGCAAGGTCATTTTTGGCGGAACACCGACCATCGAGGACATTTCGCGCATCAATGCCGCCTACCAGGCCAGCGATAAACGCGTGTTCATGGTCCCGTGCCATGAGTGCGGCGAGGCCCATGTCCTGGCATGGGAGAACGTCAAGTACACGGAGCAGCCCGATTTGGGCCATGAGGTCTACGGCAAAGTCGATCTGATGTCGGCACGGTACTGCTGCCCGCACTGCGGCTGCCTGTGGACCGATGAGCAGAAGCGTCAGAACGTTAAGAATTTGTACCCGGTAGCGACGGCGCCGTTCTACGGCATCGCAGGCTTCTACATCAACGAGCTGTATTCGTCATTCCCTGGTAGTGCGTTGCATCTCCTGCTGGCCAAGTACCTGACCGCGACGTCACAGCTTGCGAAGGGGGACGACACGAAGATGCGGTCGTTCCGCAACAACACCGAGGGCCTTCCCTACGCATACAAGAGCGACTTGCCGAAGGCAGAGGCCTTAGCCGAGCGCGCACTGGACTATGCGGAGAAGTCGGTGCCGTGGGGCGGCATGGTCCTTACCGCAGGGGTGGACGTGCAACACGACCGCTTGGCAATCGTGATCCGTGCTTGGGGCCGGGACATGGAGTCATGGCTGGTGTATTGGGGCGAGATCCACGGCCAAACCTTGATTGCCAACGCTGGCGCCTGGACGGACCTGGACCTGTTGCTGGACCAGCAGTTCCGGCACGGCAGCGGTAACTTGCTGACGATCCGCGCCGTTTCGGTGGACTCGTCGGACGGTACGACAACCGATGCGGTGTATGCCTATGTGCGGAAACGTCAGCATAAGGGATACATGGCCATCAAAGGCGCCTCTGAGCAAAGCGCCATGTCGAAGGAGATCTTCAGCAAACCTCGGGAATCCGTTGACTTGGGCGGTAAGAAGCACAAGCCTCATCCGTCCGGGGTGACGCCCTACATTGTCGGCACGCAGCGCGCCAAGGACCTGATGATCGAGGGCCGACTGCGACTTGAAGGGAACGGCCCCGGCCGCATCCACTGGTACAAGACTGTGCGCCCCGACTATTGGGACCAGATCACTAGCGAGATTAAGGCGCCACACAAGAGCATCAAGAACCGCAAGGTTTGGCAAAAGCGGGCCGGCGTGCGGAACGAGGCGCTGGACTGCGAGGTGTACGCACTACATGCGGCGATGTCGCTGAAGCTGCATTTGATGAAGCCGGCAAATTGGGATGGCATTGAGCTGCAGTTGCGTCAGCGGCAGATCTTCGCGGACACGTCGCTGGATGCCGAGGAGTTGCCAGCACAGCCCGACGCAAAGGAGGAGGGTGAGCCGGTCATCGCGGAGGCTTCTGTGCAGACGTCTGTACAGCCATCGGCAACCGTGCCGCCGCCGACGCCACCGCCACCGCCACTAAAACCGCCCGTAAGGGCCAGAACCCGTAGTCGTGTAAGCAGCGGCTACTCAGCCAAGAACTGGTAAAGGACTATGAAAATCTTCTCCGTATTGACGGCGGGAGACTCGGCCAATTGGCTGGAGCCACCGCTGAAACGTCGTGACCATATCGAGCCGCTAATTAGCGCGGCATGGACACTGACGTATGAGCTGCGCGGGCCGTCCAGCCTGACGCTGGCCGGGGTGCCAGATGGTGACGGTTGGCGCGTCAAAGTCTCTCCGACCGATAGCGCGGCACTGGAGCCTGGTGCATATACAGCAGTCATGCAGATCGTTCGACCCGATGAGCGTCTGACCGTTGGCCGCACGAACGTGACGGTCATGCCTGATCCGTTGAAGATCACAGCGCCAATTGATGCCCGAAGCATCGCGGAAAAGGCGCTGGCGGATTGCGAAGCCGCTCTTGCATCCTTTAGCGGGTCAAACGGGAAGATCAAGAGCTACACCATTGGCGGGCGCAGCACCGAGTTTCAAAGCCTGGCTGACATCATGTCGCTACGCAATTTCTGGAGCAGACAGGTTCGGCTCGCTCGCGCCAAGGCATCCGGCCGAAAGAATCCATCAGCGTTGATTGCGAGGTTCCCATGACACATTGGTTTAACGAGGCCCGCGTACGGCAACCCGGCTCCGTAGTGCTGCAGGAGTGGAACGCGAAACGTTCGGCGGCGCGTGCGACGTTGGCAAACGCCAAGGAACGTAAGCGCCAATATGCGGGCGCGGCGATGGGGCGTAGCGCGTCGGATTGGAACGTGCTGAATACCTCTGCGGACAGCGAGATCATCACAAGCTTGCGGACGCTGCGCGCCAGGTCGCGCGAGCTTTGCCGTGATAACGAGTACGCCAAGGCAGCAAAGCGGATCATCGTCAACAACGTCATCGGGACCGGCGTAGGAATGCAAGCGCAGGTTTCTACTGCCGGCAAGAAGCTTATCGGCCGGATTAATCAGGCCATCGAGGATGAGTACACGGACTGGTCCGATAAGGATACTTGCGACCCGGCCGGCAAGCTGCACTTTCCCGATATGGAGCGGCTAATCCTCGGCTCCCTGGTGGAGAACGGCGAAGTCCTGGTGCGGAAGATCCGCCGTCCCTTCGGCCGTGGGCGCATCCCATATGCCTTGGAGTTGATCGAGGCCGACCGCCTGGTCGATCAGTGGAGTGTCGCTCGGGCCGGTAACGGCAATCAAATCCGCATGGGCGTCGAGCAGGACGAGTGGGGCCGTCCAGTTGCGTACTGGCTGTACCCGACCCATCCAGGTGATTACCAGTTCTCGGCGTTCGTGGAAAGCGCTTTGATCCGCGTGCCGGCTGACGACATGTTCCACCTCTTCATACCGGACCGTGTCGGCCAGACGCGCGGCGTGCCGTGGTTCCACGCGATCATCAAGCGGTTGCGCAACATGGCGGGTTACGAGGAGGCTGAAATTGTCGCCGCCCGAGCGGCCGCATCTATCGTGGGCATTATCCAGACGCCTGACGAGCTGGTGCCTGATAGCGAATCGTTCGTGGGCGAAGGCGAGGCGGGCGCGCACCAGGGCCCGACGTTGAGCATGGAGCCGGGAACGTTCCAGCAATTGGGACCGGGTGAAACGTTCACCGGCTTCAATCCGAGCCGGCCCAACCAAGCTATGGACCCGTTTATGCGTTTCATGCTGCGGGCCTTCGCTACCGGTGTTGGCGTCTCGTATGCGAGCGTATCGGCGGACTACTCGCAGTCGAACTACAGTTCGTCGCGCTTGGCTTTGCTGGACGAGCGGGATTGCTGGCGGGCGCTTCAAGGCTGGTTTATCCGTGCCTTCCGCCAAGAAGTCCACCGCGACTTCATGAACGCCTCCGTGCTGGCCGGTGCGTTGTCGTTCCCCGACTACTTCTCGAACCAACGCAAGTACTGTGCGGTCCGCTTCAAACCTCGCGGCTGGTCGTGGATCGATCCGACGAAGGAAGTGACAGCATATCGAACGGCGGTCCGTGCTGGCTTTATGACGGTGTCTGACGTGATTGCACTGACATCCGAACACGCGGATGCGGAGGACGTATTTAACGAACGCGCGGCCGAGCTGGAGATGATGGCCGAGAAAGGGCTGGTATTCGACACGGACCCCGGCCAGACGGACCAGAAAGGGGCTGCGCAAGGAGCTGGAGCTGATCCAGCTTCCGCCGAGGCTGACCAGGCAGAGCCGGCTTTGGACGAGGAAGAACCAGATGACGAATCATTAGACGATCAGGAGGAGTCAGCCGAAGCGACGACATAACCACACCGCAATCTATCAACCAGGCCCGCCGGGAAACCGCGCGGGCCTTTTCTTTTTGGAGTCAGCAATGTCCAAGAAACGCAAGCTCGACGTTGGCACGCAAAAGATCGGTCCGCTCTATCGCGGCGCCCGGCTGCTGGCCAGCGTCGGCGAAGCGGACGAAGTACAGGTCGGCATCGTTGATGTGGAGACGCGAACGGTCACTTTCTCGTTTTCGAGCGAAGCCCCTTGCGCTACGTACTGGGGCGCCGACGAGATCCTGAGCCACGAGCCTAGCGCTGTGAAGCTGCAGCGCATCAACGCCGCTGGCCCATTCGTCTTTAACCACAACCTGGACGACGTCTTGGGTGTGGTCGAGAAGGCGTGGCTCGGCAACGACCGCCGCTGCTACTGCACCGTGCGCTTTGGCAAGGACGCGCGCGGCGAGTGGGCGATGGGACAAGTCAATGACCGCATCCTGCAGAACGTGTCGTTTCAGTACCGCGTCTTTACCTACGTCACCGACGTGGACAGCGATGTCTACACCGCCACCAGTTGGGAGCCATTCGAGGTCGCCCTGGTCAGCGCGCCCGCCGATATCACCGTCGGCATGGCGCGTAGCGCCGCAAACGAAGAAATGGACGTGGTCATCACCCGTTCGCAATCCAATCCGGCAAACGCCGACAACCCTGAAAATGAGGAAGATCCAATGTTCATCATCAAAAAGCATAAGAAGCAAGAAGTGGCCGAAGGTCAACGCAGCGTTGGCGGCGCACCAGCCGCACCGGCACCGGCCCCGTCGCAGCAGGCCGCGGTCGATCCGCAGAAGCTGGAGCAAGACCGCGTCACCGAGATCGAGGCCATGTGCCGGCAGTACCAGATCGCGGACGAAACCCGTACTGCGCTAGTTCAATTGCGCACGCCTATCGAGCAAGCGCGCGGCGTGGTCCTCAACGAAATGCTGGCACGCGGCCGTGGTACGGCGTCCCTGAACAACAGCCACAACCCGGACCTGACCGAGAAAGAAAAGGCGCGCTATAGCATGCTGCGCGCAATCAATGGCTCGATTCGCCAGATGCAAGGTGACTCCGCAGCATGGAAAGAGGCGGGCCTGGAGCGCGAGGTGTCGCTCGCTATCGCTCAGCGCAGCGGCAAGCAAACGGCCGGCGTGTTCATCCCGACCAACTTGCGCTTTGCAGCGCGCGCGGCGGACTACAGCTTCGGCACCGGCGCCGGCCTGTCGGCCTCCTCGGGCGGCGCCAATCTGGTTGCCAACAACCTGATGGCAGGCAGCATGATCGAGCTGCTGCGCAACAAGGCGCGCGTGCTGAGCCTGGGCGCGCAGATGCTTTCCGGCCTGGTGGGCAACGTTGACATCCCGCGTCAGAAGGCCGCCGGCTCGACCTACTGGGTCGGCGAAGGCCAGCCCCTGGGCCAGACCGGGGCGCAGTTCGACAAGATCAGCCTGACGCCAAAGCATATCGGCGCGATCACCGTCATCACCCGCAACATGCTGCAGCAGTCCACCCCGGACATCGACATGATGGCGCGCGCGGACCTGCTGCAGACGCTGGCCCTGGGCATCGACCTTGCCGCGCTGTCCGGCAACGGTGCCGGCAACATGCCGCTGGGGATCGCGAACCAGCCAGGTGTCAACCCGATCATCGGCGGCGCCAACGGCGCCGCGATTACGCTGGATCACTTGATCGACATGGAAACCGCAGTTGCAGACCGCAATGCCGACAGCGACAGCATGGCCTATCTGTGCAATGCCCGTACGGTCGGCGCGTTGAAGAAGCTGAAATCGACCACCGGCCAGTATCTGTGGACGAACAACCCAATCGGCCAGCGTAGCGGCACTCCTGGCGAGATCAACGGCTACACCGTCTCGCGCAGCAATCAGGTACGCAAAAACCTGACCAAAGGCACCGGCACCAACCTGTCCGAGCTGTTCTTCGGCGACTGGTCGCAGGTAATCGTTGGCGAGTGGGGTGTGGTAGAGATCCTGCCGAACCTCTATGCGCCTGGCGTGTACGAGGCCGGCGGCGTCGAGCTGCGCGTGCTGCAGACCGTGGACGTCGGAGTACGTCATGGCGAATCCTTCTCGATCATGGCCGACGCCATCACCAACTAAACCGCTGTGCGGCGCCGGCCTGGCGCCGCGCTTCATTGCCGTAGAAAGGAAACAACATGCCAAAGCAATACAAGGTCCGTGAAGGCTTCTCATTCGTGGACGATAACAACCTCATCGCCGGCGGCGAGACGATCAGTCTGGAGGCCGATGTCGCTGAAAAGCAGATGCATAAGCTGGAAGAACTCGAATCCGCACCAGCGCCGAAGCAAGTCAAGGGCTCGAAGGCGCCGGCTGCGAAGACCGCGGACGACCAGGCTCCGGTAGGCAACCCAGCGCCGGCGGTTGACGAGTTGCCTGCAGGTGCTGCAGCTGTGACCGGTGACGACGCTCAGAAAGCCGACTAAGCAATGATCCAGGAAGATCTAGACGCGTTTCTCGTCGATCACGGCGTCGAGTTCAAGGTCGGAGCGGTTCCCTTTATGGGCATCCTGGATAAGGTCGATTCCGAGCTGGATATCGGCAAGGTTCGCACCACGTCCACGATGTACACGCTCCTGGTCAAGTCCTCGGTCGTCGCTGACTACAAGTTGCGTAACGGCAGCGAGATCACCATCGGCGCCAACCGTTACGCAGTGCGCGAGCCGGAGCAAATTGACGACGGTGCCTTTACTCAACTCAACCTCACCAAGAAATGACAACCTCCTCCGTTTGCAAGAAGGTCATCGACCGGATGGTTGCTGCATTGGTCAATGCGACAGGTGCTGGCGACCGGGTGTTCGACTCGCGGGAGGCAGCAATCGCGCGGGATGAAATGCCCTGCATCGCGATCACGCCGCCGGACAGCGAGGATACGCAAGCCTTTGCGCAGGACGTGGACCAGAACACGGCGCTCGTCACCATGGAGGTAATCGTCCGCGATGACGACTGGCGCCCGCTGGCCGACGACATTGCGGTCGCGGCGCATCGTGTCCTGAGCTGCGACAGCGAGCTGCAGGCGCTCGTCGTCAGTTTGCGAAAGGACGGCCGCAAGTGGGCCGGCGCTGAGGCCGACCAGACGGCGGGCATCGACTCGATCACATACCGCGTGACTTACCTGTCCCTGTCGAACGACCTGACATCAACTATTTAACCAAGAAGGAAAACACATGCGACATTTCGGTTCTGGCGTTCTGTGGGCAACCCCCATGCAGAATGCCCTCGGCAGTGCATATGCAACGCCAACCCCGTTTCAGTTCGGCATCCTGCAGGACGTAGGCATTGACGCCTCGTTCGAGGAAAAGCTGCTGTATGGAACAAACAGCTTCCCGGTCGATAGCGGCCGTGGTAAGGGCAAGATCGGCTTGAAGGCCAAATTTGCCAACATCAACATCCTGCCGTTCACGGCAGCGTTCTTCGGCCAATCGTCCGTGAAGGGCCTGATTGTCACGGAGCGTGATGAGGTCGGCAAGCCGGCGGCCGCTAACATTACTGTGGCGCCGCCAAATGGCGCTACCTTCTTTGCGAGTCTGGGCGTGCGCATCGACGCGAACGGCACTCCGATGATCCGCGTCGGTGCGAATCCCAAGTCAGGCGAGTACACGACCGACGGCGCCGGCGCCTATGTCTTTGCTGCAGCGGACGTGGGCCGCCGGGTGTTCATCGATTACCAGCACATTACGCAGGACATCGGCGAGCTGCTGACCGTGCGCAACCTTCCGATGGGGCTGACGCCCACGTTCAGTCTGGACTTCTCCATGCGTCGTAACGGCAAGGTTCTGACGCTGACCTGGCCGAACGTTACCAGCTCGAAGCTGGCCCTGTCTTCGAAGCAGGAGGACTTCATGGTTCCTGAACTCGATATGAGTGCGCTGGCTAACGAGGCCGGCGAGGTTTGGAAATGGAGCGCAAGCGAATGATCGTGAGAATGTTGAAATGGCTGTTGGTACTCTGTGGCCACCAGCACCAGGAGGCCGCGCAAGTCGCTGTGGCCTTGCCTAACCCCGGGCCGGAGTCTCCGGCACCAGTAGCGGCCCAGCCGGCACCGGAAGGTCTACCAGTGGTCCATGCGCAGGGCACCATGCGGGTGCCAGGCCGCGAGCTGCAACTGGCAGGTGAAATGTACGTCATCGCGCCGCTCAACGCTGCAGCCGTGAAACGCTTCCGTGACCAAATCAAGAACGTTTTCGTCGGGGGGCTACCGGATATCGAGCTGGTAGCACAACTGGCGCTCTGCAGCCTGCAGCGCAACTATCCAGGCATGACGCTGGCCAGGGTCGAGGAGCTGATCGACTACGACAACTTCTTCGAAGTCTGGGAGACGCTGTTGAACGTGTCCGGCCTGGTCGCGCAGGCAAAGGAGATGGCGCGGCGGGTACAGGAGCAAATGGAGCAACCAGCCTCGATGGGCTGATCGCGCTCCTGGTGGCTAGTACCGGATGCACGCCGCAGGCGGCGTGGTCTGAGTGGGACATCCCCTCGATCATCGCGCAAATCGAGTATTGGCGACTGCATCCGCCGGTACACATCCTGGTCGCAGCTCATGTGGGCTATCAGGCTCCCCAAGAAGGGAAGCCGGAAGCAGAGCTTGGCCCGGACGAACTAATGGAAATGTTCCCGATGCCCGCCTGACCTGGTGGGCATTTCTTATTGGAGGACGACGAAATGGCCAGCAACGAGAACGAGTACGAGATCTCGGCCAACCCCAACCGCTACCTGGCGGCGATGAACCGGATCGCGGACGAGACTCGGAACACGGCCAGGAGCATTCAGGCGAGCATGAGCAGCATTGACTCGCACTTGGGGCAGGTCTCAAACACACTCAGCACGATCACCGGCATGTTCGGCAAGATGACGGCGATCATCGCCGGCGGCGCCGCGTTCAAGGAGGTGATCGGGAAGTCTGTCGAGTGGATTGGCGAATCGAAAACACTGGCGAATCAGCTGGGCGTTACCACGGAGCGCGCAAGCGTGATGATGGTCGCAATGCGCCACTTGGGTATGGATTCGGAGCTGGTGACACGCGGTGCTGTCAATATGACAAAGCAGATGGTGTCCAACGCTGATGCGTTCGAGAAGCTTGGCGTCAAGCTCAAGGACGCGAACGGGCAGTATCGCCCGACGACAGAACTGCTTGCTGAGGTCAATGACAAGCTGCGAGAAATCAAGAACCCCATCGAGCAAAACATCGTGGGGATGAAGATCTACGGGGAAGCCTGGAACGAGGTGCGCGGCGTCCTCAAGCTTTCGTCCGAGGAATTGAAAGCTGCCGAACAAAAGGCGAAGGGCTTGGGCCTCGTGGTTGGCGAAGAAGGCGTCAACAACGCGAAAGCCTACAAGCAGTCGTTGAACGATATGAAGCTGGTCATCACTTCGTTAGAAGTGCAGACCGGTAACGCGTTGCTGCCTACGTTGGTGAAGATGGGCAGTTGGATGAGCGGTATGGCGCCGGCCGCCGGTAAGGCAATGGGCATGGTGCTGGAATCGCTCGGGGAAATTATTGAGAGCCTGGCCGAGATTGTGACGGAGCTGTGGCAACTGGTGTCACAAGGGTTCAAGGAAATCGGCGACCTGGTGGCGGAGGTAATGGGCGGCAAGGCGCCGGATGCCTTTGAATTCTTCGGGAACTGCCTCAAGGTGGTCGAGATCGCATTCCTCGGCTTCAAGGTGTTGTGCCAAGAGGTCATCGCGGCCGTGGTCGGCTACATCGAGCTGCTGGTGGCCAATGCCATGCGTATGGCTAGTACCACAGAGCGGGCGCTGAGCGGCGACTTTAGCGGCGCAAAGCAGGCCTGGGCAACCGGCACGGCCAACATCGAGGACCTGCAGAAGAAGCATTGGGAGAAGATGAAAGGCATCGCCAGTGCCGGTAAGGATAAGTTGGACGAGATCATTTCCCGAGGTGCGGCAAAGGCACCGGAGATCAAGGACAAGAAGATCGAAGGCGGTCCGACCTACGGCTTCGATAAGGACAAAGATAAGGAAAAGAGCCGCTTTCAGGAGTGGGACGCAAAGCTGGCGGCGGACAAGGACGGCTATGCCAAAGAGCACGCCATGAGCGGCACTGCGATGGAGTACAGCCTGGCTATGGAGCGTAACTACTGGAAGCGCATTCTCGACACGGTGTCGATGAACAAGGAGGAAAAGGCTCAGGTCGAGCGGAAGTATTACACCGTCATGGCTGCTATCCGAAAGGAAGACTTCGAGAACGATATCGCCGGCGAAAAGCTCAAATTAGAATCGTTCAAGAATAACCATTTGGAGCGGCTGGAGATCGCAAATCGGATCTACCAGCAAAACATCGACCGCTTCGGCATGGAGTCCAAGGAGGCGCAAGCGGCCCTGGGCGAGGTGATGAAGGTGCAAGCCGCTTACAAGGACCAGGTGCTGGCGACAAACAAGGTGATTGCCGAGTCTCGGCGAAACGCGGAGCTGGCGAGCATCGATGCTGCGGAGCAGGACGCCGAGCAGCAGCTCGCGATGCGGCAATTGACGGTCGGGCAGATGTTGGAGCTGGACCGCCAATTCGAAGCGAAGCGCTACCAGATCCGAATGCAAGCGCTCCTGCAGCAAGAAGCGATGATGAAAGGGCCGGACGAGGACCCGGTCGCCCTGGCACAGATTCACGCCCAAATCGAGGCCGTCGAGGATCAGCACCAGCGCCGACTCACGCAGATCAAGCGTAAGTCGGAACAGCAGCAGACGGCTGGCACCCGGGCGATGTACGGGACGATGCAGCAGGGCTTTGCCAGCGTGATCTCCAACACCGTCAAAGGCACGATGACGATGTCTCAGGCGCTGCAGGGCGCCTTCACTGCTGTCGCCGGTTCGTTGATCGACATGGCAGCGCAGACCGCCGCCGAGTGGTTGATGAATATGCTGCTTGCCGACTCCGCGTCGAAGGTGTCAGCGGTAGGGCAGATCTCGGCCAATGCTGGCGTAGCCGGCGCGGCAGCGACCGCATCCGCCGCCGCGATTCCATTCTATGGCTGGGCCATGGCGCCGGAGGCAGGTCTGGCGGCTTCGGCGGCGGCAATGGCATTTATGCCGATGGCCTCCGCTGCCGGCGGTTATGACATCCCGGCTGGCATTAACCCGATTGTGCAGACGCATGCACAAGAGATGATCTTGCCGGCCAAGTACGCGAACGTGATCCGCGATATGGCGGGTCAGGGCGATTCTGGCGTCAGCGGTGGCCAGACCATCAACTACCACGATTACTCAGGAAAACTGTCGCCGGCGGAGATCCGCCGGAACGTCAAGGTGATCGCGGATGCATTGAAAGACCATTCGAAGAAATGAGTGACATTCGTTATCCGGTGCTACCAGGTGCGACGTGGGATCTGACCTGGTCGCCGAAGTTTCATACCAAGATCCAGTCGGCCGTCAGTGGCAAAGAGTACCGCGCCTCGATGATGGCCAACCCGTTGTATTCCATCTCCATCAAGTACGAGTTTCTGCGCGCCGGCGCCCGCCAGGAGTTGCGCCAGTTGGTCGGCTTCTACTTGGCGCGGCGCGGAGCTTACGAGAGCTTCCTGTTTAAGCATGACGAGGATTGCTCTGTAGTAGGCCAGGCGGTGGGCGTCGGCGACGGCCTGGCCAAGTCGTTCCAACTGGTGCGCAGCTATGGAGAGTTCAGTGAGCCCGTGCAGAACATTGACCAGGTAACGGAGCTGCGGGTCAACGGCAACCTGGTTCCGCCATCGGGATATAGCGTTTCGCCAAACGGTCTAGTCACCTTCGCGGCGCCACCGGTAGGGTCGATCACCTGGACCGGCAGCTACCTCTATCGCGTCCGTTTTGAGGACGACGAGGCCGAGTTCAATCGTTTTATGAGCAAGCTATGGAAGGCTGACTCGGTCAGCCTGATCGGTAGCCTGGGGAATCGAATATGAGAGAAGCATCACCACGCCTGCAGCAGATCCTTGCCGGCGCAACTTTCGTGAAGTGCAACCTGTTCACTATGACGCTTGCCAGCGGTGCAATGTATTTCTGGACCGATGCGGACGTGGACATTGTTGTCGAGAACCAGGTGTATGACTCCTCCGGTCCCAACATCCGGGGAGCGCGGTATAGCCTGGTACGTGGAATGCAGGTCAGTACGCTGGACCTGACGGTGCTGGTGAAGCCTATCGACCGGATCGCCGGCGTTCACTGGTTCCTGGCTGCGCGCTCCGGGGCGCTGAAGAATGCCGAGATCCTGATCGAGAAGGCGTTTATGCCGGCGTGGGGTGAGCCGGCCGAGAAGCTGCCGATCTTTCGCGGGTACGTTGACAGTAGCAGCGATGGCGAGCAGGACGTGGTCCTGAGCGTCGTGTCCGACAGCAACCGCCTGAACACGCAGATTCCGCGTGAGCTGTTCCAGGCCGGCTGTATGCGCACACTATATGACCCCGGCTGCGGCGTTTCCCGTAGTGCTTACACGGTGGAGTCCACGGTGAATGCGGCGCCAAACCGGTACTCGTTCACCTCGGGTGTGGCGCAATCGGACGGCTATTTCGCGTTGGGCGAGCTGATCTTTACGAGCGGCGCGAACGCCGGCGTGCGCAGGTCGGTCAAGTCGTTCGTCAACGGCGTCATCGAGCTGTCTTACCCGCTGGTGTTCGACCTGCAGCGCGGGGACGGATTCCTGGTGCGCGCCGGCTGCGACCGGACGCGCGGGCCGAACGGCTGCGGGAAGTTCAACAACCTGCCCAATTTCAAAGGGACGCCCTTTATCCCGCCACCGGAGGCAGCAGCATGACCCCGCAACTGCGTCAGAACGTCGTCAGCGAGGCGTTGACCTGGTTGAATACGCCGTACCACCACCAGGGCGATTTAAAGGGTGTAGGCGTCGATTGTGTGATGGTGATGATCGAAGTGTACAAGGCATGTGGGCTTGTCCCGTCAACGCTCGATCCTCGGCCCTACACGCACGATTGGCACATGCACCGCAGCGAGGAGAACTACCTCGCTGGCGTGATGGATCTCGCGGAACGAGTGGACGAGCCTCAGCCCGGCGACATTGCTCTGTTCACGTTTGGGCGATGCGTGAGCCATGGCGGCATCGTCATCAAGTGGCCGGTCATCATCCACGCCTATATCGAACACGGCGCGGTCGTCCTGACTGACGTTAGCAAAAGTGCGGCTCTGCTGGCCAGGCTGCACGGTTTTTATTCTTTGAGGTAGCAATATGGGTGGACTTTTCGGCGGCAAAGGCGTCAGTAATTCGGCGCCGGTTATTTCCTCGATCCAGTTACAGACATCGAGCTTCGGCCGAGCGATTCCCTGGATCTTCGGGCAACAGCGCGTTGCGCCGAATTTGATCCAGTACGAGGACTTTACCGCCATCCCTCACACCACTCAGCAAAAGACTGGCAAGGGCGGCGGTGGCAAGTCGAAGAATACGGAGTACACGTACACCGTTGCGGCGGCGATGGCCTTGGGATCAGGGCCACAGTCCAAGATCGGCCGCGTCTGGAAGGACAAGGAGCGTACGTCTCTCGCCGAGCTGAACCTGGACTATTTCAGCGGGACGGAAACCCAAGGCCCGTATGCGTACTTCGTGACCAAGCATCCCGACCGCGCCTTGTCGTACCGTGGCATCGCCTACGTGGCCAGCGGCGCGTATGACTTGGGATCGAATGCCGGATTTGGCAACCACACGTTCGAAGTGCAGGCCTACGGGAGCATTGGCGAGAAGTACGCCGGCTCAGAGGTGCCGGACGCCGAACCGGTTGATGTCATCGTCGCATTGCTCACCGACTCGATACAAGGCGTTGGCCTCGATCCTGAAACGCTGGGCGATCTATCCGCCTTCCGCTCGTACTGTCTGGCGAACGGTTTGTGGGTGAGTCCGGCCTACACGGACCAAAAGGGCGCCTACGAATACATCAAGTCGCTGCTGACCATCGGCTTTGCGGACTGCGTGTACTCAGGTGGGAAGTTCAAGATCGTTCCGTACTCTGATGTACCGGCGGAGGGGAAACTGGCCAAGTACCAGCCCACTATCGCTCCTGTTTGCGATTTGGGCATCGATGACTTTATCGCGGATGACGACGATGCGGTGCGGATCTCGCAAAAGTCGGCGGAGCAATGCTATAACCACGTCCGCGTCAAGTTTCGGGACCGAGCGAACGACTATAACGAGAACGTAGCGGAGAGTAAGGACGACGCGGATATCGAGCAGCACGGCCTGCGGTCCATGGACGTGGTGGACATGCCCGAGATCGCGGATGCAGCCGTCGCGCAGAAAGTCGCCGACTTCATCCTGCACCGTTCGCTGTACATTCTGAACACCTACGAATTCCGTCTCCCGTGGAAGCACGTTAGGCTTGAGCCGATGGATGTAGTGACGCTGACCTATGGTCCGAAGTTCCTGGACCAGACGCCAGTGCTAATTACGAGCATCGATGAGGATGAGGAGGGGTTGCTGACGATCCAGGCGGAGGACTACCCAATCGGTAGCAACCGCCACACGATGCAGCCCGCTCCTGATATTGGCAGCGACGCGCCGAACTATGCGGTGAAGCCTGGCGACGTGTGCGATCCGGTCCTGTTTGAACCGCCGCCGAAGTTGACCGGCAACGATTCTCAGTTGTGGATGGCGGTCTCAGGCGGAGAGCATTGGGGCGGCGCCGTCGTGTGGGCATCCACCGACGACCGAAGCTATCAGAAGATCGGGACGGCACGCGCCGGCGCTAGGCACGGCGTGCTGACTGGTCCGCTGACCGTTGGACCTGCGCTTGACCAGGTGGGCCAACTGGCGGTGGACCTGTCCGTGTCGGCTGGCGAGCTGACTGCGGCAACTCCCACCAGTGCCGAGGATCTGTTGACTACCTCGTATGTCGGTGGCGAGTACATCGCGTTCGCCAATGCGACGTTGACGGGCCGGAGCGCATACAAGCTTTCCTACCTTGTGCGCGGCGCCTATGGGTCCCCGGTCACGGCCCACGCCGCCGGCGAGCCGTTTGTTTTCCTGGATACGGCGGTGTTTCGCTACTCGTATCCTCATGCTTGGATCGGCAAGACGGTCTATATCAAGCTGACCAGCTTCAACAAGTTCGGCGGCGCCATGCAGGACCTGTCGCAGGTCAAGGCATACGAGTACAAGTTGGAAGGCTCCAAGGTAGCGGGGCTGACCTTCCTGAATGCGATTGGACGTGTCTTTGCTATTCAGGTCGAATGGGGATTGCCACTCGACGCGGCGCTGTACCTGGATCATACGGAGCTGTGGTTTGGCCCTACGCCCCGCCTGGCAGATGCTGTCAAGCTTGGGGCGTTTGCTACGCCTCAGAACGCCCACACGGTCACGGGACTGCCGGCCGGACGAGAGCTGTACTTTTGGGTGCGCGTCGCCGACAAGATGGGCAACGTCGGACCATTCTATCCTGCAGGCGACGGCGTTAAAGGTCAGACCGTAACCGATGCCGGCGACATCTTGAGCTACCTGGCCGGCGCCATTGGGAAAACGCAGCTCGCTGGCGACCTGTTGGCGCCTATCGAGTCGGCCGAGCAGATCATCGGCCCGGTGATGGACAAGATCAATGCGGTCCTGCACGGTGGGCAGAACGAGCAGCTAGCGGCGACGCAACTGCTGGGAACAATCAGCGCGGACAGCGCGTTGACGGCCGCGCGGAAGAAGCTCGGAGAGAACATCGCTGCGGCAGTGGCGACCGAGCGTACGGAACGGGCCACCGCGACTGAGGCGCTGGCGTCGCAGATTACGACCGTTGCTGCGACAACGAACAACAACACCGCCCTGATCCAGGAGGAGATGACCGCTCGAACTACCGCAGTCGAAGCGGTGTCGTCGCAACTTACGGTCGTGGCGGCGAATGTTGGTAAGAACACAGCGGCGATTCAAACAGAAGCAACCGCGCGAACAACTGCCGAGTCCGCGTTATCGTCACGCATCGATGTGGTAGGGGCTAACACCGACAAGAACACGGCGGCAATTCTCACCGAGCAGACTGCGCGGACCAGTGCGGAAGGCGCAATGTCTACCCGGATAGATGCGGTTGTGGCAACTGCCGGCGCCAACACCGCAGCAATCACGACGGAGCAAACTGCCCGCGCCAGTGCGGACAGTGCGCTTTCAACCCGCATTGACTCTGTAGTGGCTACGGCAGGCGCCAACACGGCGGCGATCACGTCGGAGCAAACGGCACGAGCAAGCGCGGTAGGCGCGCTCTCGACGCGGATTGACACGGTTACGGCTTCGGCCAACGGTGCCAATGCTGCCGCGCAGGCGGCTTCGACGGCCATTGCTGATACGAATGGCAAGCTGGCGGCGATGTACACCATCAAAGTGCAGACGTCTGCAAACGGTCATAAGTACATGGCTTCGCTCGGCGTGGGGGTTGAAAACAACGGCGGTGTGACCGAGTCGCAGATCCTGGCCAGCGCTCAGCGTTTTGCGATCATTGACGAGAGTAGCGGCAACTTGGTGACTCCGTTCGTGGTGCAGGGTGGACAGGTGTTTATCAATGAGGCGTTTATTGGTAATGCCTGGATCGGCAATGCTCAGATCAAGACTGCGGCGGTGGACACGCTGACCATTGCCGGCAACGCTGTCACTCAGATGGCGACAGCACAAGGCACGAGCAGCGCTGCCATCACCGTGGTGACGCACGGGGCGCCGGTATTCCTGTCGGGTTCGGCCAGAGCGCGGTGGGGAAGTTGGAACAACTCAGATACGTGTTCGGTGATTTTGACAATGAAACGGGATGGAGCTGTGATTGAGACTTTTCCTATTCGCCAGTGGAAGGGCGGCGATAGTGGCCTGCTTGAGCTGGTTGCCACTGGAGTGTTCATTGATACGACTGTGCCTGCTGGTACGCACACTTATACGTTTGACGTGTCGGCTTCAGGCTACCCACTTGAAGTGACGTCGGTCAATGGCGCAATTTTGGAGGCCCGCCGATGAAAGACTTTCTGATCTACAACGCCGTCGGCCAGATCATCCAGACCGGTTCAGTCATCGAGGCAATGTTGAGCTTGCAGGCGGACCCAGAGAAAGGGCGTTTCATGTTGGAAGGTGTGGCAAGTCTCGAGATCGACCGGGTCGTAGAGGGTAAGGTTGTGCGGCGGCCGGACATGCCACACACGGTTTCTGCACTGACCGTTCCAGCCGATGGGAGCAGTGCGATCACGTTGAGGGGCGTTCCTGCAGGCGCATCGGTGCGTATCGCAGGACCGACCTCTGCCAGCGGGACCGCAGACGGTACGGATATCGCTTTGACTTTTTCGCTTCCCGGCCAATACTCTATCTCACTAGAACTGTTCCCATACATCGGCGCCAAGGAGGTGATCAATGCGATTTGACTTGCATCCCTTTAGCGGGATAGACGCGGCCCGCGAATGGGCGCGAAGTGAGATCGACGGCGCCGCTGCTGTGGCGCGCGGACGATTCCTTACGCTATCACCTGGTCAGGAATCGATCTACCAGGCGAAGTATGAAGAAGCATTCGAGTTCGCCAGCAATGGCTTTGTAGGCGATGAAGGCGCATACCCTTGGCTGGTGGCGGAGGCACTTCACACCGGTGTACCACTTCGCGAAGTTGCTGAGCGCATCAAGGAGAAAGGCGACCATTGGCGCCAGATCTACGGTCCCCGGATCGAGGCGTTGCGTGTAGCCGCAAAAGCCCAAGTCGCACGCTTAGATGAGATCGGTCAGGTCGTAACGGCGGCTCGCATCGCCGTATTGGCTCTCCAGAAGGTCAAGGAGGAGGGCGCATAGCCGGCTGCCATAGAACACAATTTCGTCACCTGATTTACTAGCCGCCATTGAGCGGCTTTTTTTTGTCTAAAGGAATTTTCATGGGATGGTACAAAAACGGTTCCGTCAGCCTTATCCAAGGTAACAACCAGGTGGTGGGCGTGGGGACCGACTTCGTCACGAACGTGAATCCCGGCGCCATCTTCTGCGGGCCGGATGGCCGGATTTACGAGGTGGACTTCATTACCAGTGCGACAGTGCTGTCGCTTGTTCGTAGTTACGCCGGGAGCAGCGTGAGCGGCACCGCTTACGCTATCGCACCGACGCAGTCCTACATCGTTGACCTGGCGCGACAGGCCACTGCACTGCTGAACACTTTCGGCTCGCTGCGAGAAGATTACGAGGCCGGCAACCTGGTCGGCGCTGGCTTGAAGCTGAAAGGTGTGCTTGCTGACACGTCCTCGCTGCCGGCTAGCCCTGCAGAGGGGGATGCCTACCTGGTCGAAAGCAGCATCTATGTCTGGGCCAAGACCCGTTGGGAACACAGTTCGATTCAAGGCCCAAAGGGCGAGGTCGGCGATGCGAATCCCGATACCATCGCTGCAGCTGCCGCTGCACTTGATTCTAAGGCTAAGGCAGCAGCAAGCGAGGCGAGCGCACAGGCCAGCAAGAATGCGGCCGCGTTCTCCGAATCGAACGTGCTGGCCAACGCTGTTTCTGCGGCGAATTCAGCGACTACTAGCGCCACGAAGGCAGGGGAGGCGGCGGCATCGGCCACTGCTGCAGCAGCAGCGGCGCAAACGGCTCAGGCCGCAGCTAATCAAGCCTCGTCTGGCCAGGTGCAGGCCGATTGGACCGAGAGTGATCCGACTAGCAAAGGGTTCGTCCATCATAAGCCGTCCTTGGCGGCTGTCGCAACAAGCGGCAACAAGGCCGATGTGGGCCTCGGCCACGTGGACGACATATCGGCAGCGAACATGCCGGTGTCGATTGCTACACAGGCCGCATTAGACGCAAAGGTCAACGCTGCTGTACTTGGTGCAGCGAACGGGGTTGCGACGCTGGGAGCGGACGGTAAGGTGCCGGCCGGGCAGTTGCCATCATATGTGGACGATGTGATCGAGGTTGCGACAAGTTCTGCGCTTCCCGCTGCCGGCGAATCCGGCAAGATTTACTTGGTCATCGCTGACGAAACTCGTAGCAACACGACGCAGCAATATCGCTGGGGCGGTTCCGTCTACATTCGCATAGCAACGTCGCCTGGGACAACCGACGAAGTTCCAGAAGGGGCGATTAACAAGTATTTTTCGGAGAGCCGTGTACTTGCTACGCTTCTCAATGGCCTCTCCACGGCGACAAATGCGGTTATCGGTGCAGGCGATTCGGTCCTGGCCAGCATCGGCAAGCTGCAGGCTCAGATCACCGCGGTCATTGCTTCAAAGGCTTCGAAGGGCGCGAACAGCGACATTACCTCGTTGACAGGTCTGACTAGCGCGACCTTTAGTGGCAACGTGCCATTCGTCTACTTTGATGAAGCCGATCAAACAGGTGCGGCCGGAAAGTGGCGCATGGTGGCGGATTCCGGAGGTTGGCGTCTCGACAAGAATACCGCTGCAGCTCGCGATTTTTCGACCTATTTGACGCCGATCAACATCACCTCGGCTGGATCTTGTGTGACGTCCGGCAACGTTCAGCAAGGCGGGGGAACCGGGCAGGGTGTCAATAAGGTCTATATCGGGTGGGGGACCAGCAATGGCTTGAAGTGTACGGTCGACGCTACGGACCAGGGATACTTTCCCTTCTCGTCCACCAATCCGACGGCAGGCACCATCACCTTCGGTGGCGCGCTATCGGTGGGTGGCACAGTTTCGGCTGCGGGTTTCTCCGGCACGTTGACAGGCTATTCGTCTGGCCTCACTGCATACGGGCTTGGCGATCTGGCTTCCACCCTTCCGGGGACAATGCGCCGTGGCGTCACTTACAGCCTCGTACAAGTCGAGCACGGCTGGCCAGGGTGGGGCGGTGTTTTGCAACTGAACCCTAATGCCGGTGTCGGAACCGGCGGTGCACTGCAGCTCTATACACCTTGGGGCGCGAGCTCCGGCGGTAACGACCTGCAATTCCGTCAAGGTGACTATCAGCAAACAGGCTGGACCGGCTGGAAAAAGCTGATTGACCACACGATCATGCAGTACTACACCGCCGGCAACGCGAACTCAATCAGCAATGCCACCGGTGGCGCGTATACGTGGACGAATCGCAACTGGTTCCGAAACAACACCGGTGCGTCGAGCGGCTACGCCGCAGGGGCCAATTCGAATTTTGGCGTGTATGCCGATGACGGCATGTCGGCAATATTTTCCTTCCTTCGCAGTGGTGCGTATGGCGTCAACATGAGCCTGGATTCGGACAGCGTGTTTCGCATTGGCGGTTGGTCGGCAGGGCCCAACATTCTCCAGCTCGACATGAGCGGGAACCTTACGCTGTTTGGAGACGTCGCCGGCTATTCGGACGAAAGGTTGAAGACGAATTGGCGTGACGTCACTCCAGGCTTTTTGGAGCGCTGGGCCAAGGTTAAACACGGAGTCTTTGATCGGATCGACGCGGACAAGACCCAAGTCGGACTTTCGGCGCAAGGTGTTCAGGAGATCTTGCCGGAGGCTGTCAACCAGCTGGCGGATGGCTACCTGTCGCTTAATTACGGCGGCGCGTCCGCAGTGGCAACGGTGCAGCTAGCCAAGGCGTACTTGGCGCTGCGTGAGGAACTGACACAGATCAAGGCTCAGTTTAGGGATCATTTGGAGAAAGCGGCTGCTTAGTATGAACACGACAGAAACAATCACGAACATCCTGCCAAGGTTGAATGCGTTCGGCCTGTTGGAGAGGATTACTTTTACTGTCGTTGCAGCGCTCGATATTAGCGTGGCCACGGCTGAGCTAGTGGTCACAGAGCGTGGCGATTTCCCGGCGCCGGCCGGTGAGCCGGTTGAGGTCGAACAAATGGCGCCTGGTCCAAACGGCGAAGAGCTTGTTCGTATCAAGCGCTGCCCGCCATACACCGACGCCGAGTTACAAGCGATCTGCAAAAGCGTGGCTTCTCGAAGGGGTGCATTCGACCAGGTGCGCTTTGAGTTGCTGCGCAAGATCACGCCGGTTTATGTCGCTCCGCGCGCTCCAGGAGGGTAGCCATGACAACGCCAACCGGAACTATCCGCCTGTCGGATGTGAATGCGGAACTGGGACGCCCCCGGAACCAGCGTATCAGTCTCAACGACGCCGCTGTACGCGCATTGGCGCAGCGGCCGAGCGGTTGGGTGAATATGGGAAGTTTGCGTGGCAAGTCGAGCTATACCGCGATGACGGTGACGCCGCAGGACGATTACCAGTCTTATATGAGCACGTCCAGCGGAACCGCTATTGCCAGACCGGCCGTTTCTGTGTCTGGAGGTTCTGGCGGTTATTCGTACACGTGGAGCTTTACCAACAACCCACAAGGCGCTGCGCTTGCTAACGCCAACTTTTCCCAATGCTCGGTATCAAAAAACTTCAACAGGTATTCATATGGTTCTTTCAGCGCCACCTTGCAATGCGTAGTGCAGGACAACACCGGGCACACCGTCACCGTGGGCAACATCAACTGCGGTGCAGATTGGGAGTCGGGCATGTAATGGCTGGCGCGAGTCCGGCGATCTAGCGAACCTCAAAGCGCGCGCCACAACGGATCGGAGTGGCACGCACCAACCAATTATCCAACCCGCTATGGCGGGTCTTTTTACGTCCATTTTGCGCAATGAAAATTTTCGAAGCAGCTACATCGGCGGGGGCAAGAGTCACCGTCAAAGAGATCCCGCCGGCGGCAGTGGCGGGCATGAATGTCGCGGGCATCACGTTGCCCGAGCTGGTCCAACTGGTGACGCTCCTCTGGCTGGTCATCCTGATCGTGGACAAGCTCTGGTCGCTGATCCAGCGCTGGAAGAAAGGGCAGGCTGAAGATGGCCCAGTTTAACCGCCTTGGCATCACGATGGTAAGCGCGGCCCTGCTGGCGGCGCTTACGCAGCTTGAGGGAACCAGGTACGTGCCTTACGAGGACATCGTGAACGTGTGGACAGTATGTCAGGGCTACGCTGGTAAGGATGTCGTGAAAGGGCGGACCTATACGCCGGCCGAGTGCAAGGCGATGGTGGAGAGCCAGCTTGCGGCAAAAGGTGCCGAGGTGTTGCGCTGTACGAAAGTCGATATATCACAGAACGAGTACGACGCCTACACGCTGTTCGCCTACAACGTTGGGACGACGGCGTTCTGCAGTTCGTCGCTGCTGAAGAAGTTGAACCAGGGCGACCACGTCGGAGCCTGCAACGGGCTGCTTGCTTGGCGCTACGCCGGCGGCAAAGAGGTTCGGGGCTTGCTCTTGCGCCGCGAGTTCGAGCGAAAGATCTGCCTCGGGGAGGCGAAGCTGGCCGGCGTGACGGTCGGCGGCCAGGACTACCGTTACCGAGGTGCCTATGTTTAGCCGGCTAAGTTCCTTTGTGCTGCCCGTGCCGGTGCGCTGGGGCATGTATGTCACTGCAGCGTCGGCGCTGTTAGCCCTTGGTGAGATCGACGGCCAGCGGCGTGCTGGGCAGGATCATATCGATTACGTAAGCGCCCAGGCGCAGCGCACTGTCGCTATCGCAAAGGCGCAGACCAAAGTAGTAGTTCAGACCGAGATCAAGTACCGCGACCGGATCAAGACGATCTACCTGAAAGGAGAAGTAATTGAAAAGCAAGTTCCTGTCTACGTCACTGCGGTTGACAACGCTGAGTGCCGTATCAATGCTGGCTTCGTGCGGTCATACAACGCCGCCTGGTCAGGTGAGCCTGCCGGAACTGCCGCCAGCACTGACCGCGAACCCGCCGGAGTTCCGCTTGCTGAAGTCGCAGAGGCCGACGCCTTCAACGCAACAGCATGCATCGCCTGGCGTGCAAAAGCCATAGGCCTCCAAGAGTTCTATGAAGAGCAGCGAGCCATCACAAAATGA